GAGAAACGTCCGGCAATTCGTGCTTGTAGTTGGCAAGCTTTTCCTGCGAAACCTCGGAATTCTCAACCACTCGGTATCCATGCTTTCGCAGATGCTCGTTATGCTTCGAGCGCGAGTCAATCACCGTGCCATCTATCATCGAGCGATAGGGCGTTATCTCAGTCTGGATATAGTGCATCACGGCGTAGCCATCCTCGGTTATCTCCGTCGCATTGCCAGCACCGTCGTAAACAAATCTTTTTCTCATGGAGCCGCCTCGTAAGCCCCCGCTGCGCCCGTGCCATCCGTCTTGCGAGTATTTCCCGCAATGTCGTATTTCAGGACGCTCTTGCCTGAAGGCACTCGGCTCTTTAGATAAGTCGCCCCGCTGACTGGCTGGTAGTTACCGCCAAGAGCTGGAGACCCCTGAGGGCTTGTCGTATAACTGGTGAACATCGCCATGATCTGCGCCTGACTAAACCCAAGAGCAACACGCCCTAGGTTGTATTCGCTCGTTGTTAGCCAAGCGTTGCCGAGATAGGGTGATGCCACGTTGTCGTTATGAGGCGCGTCTGCAGGGTCGCGGCCTATAGCGCCAAATAGTGATACGTTTCCTGAATTGCCAACCTGATACGAATTAGCAAACGCCCCGACAGAGCCAGCGCCGGTGTTGAACGTGTCGCCCTTGTAGTTATAGTCGTCCCAAATGTTGAACTTGGATGCTATTATTTTCTTAACACCGCTCGGAACAACCTGAGTCGCCACCACGTCGTTGTAAAGATGATTGCAGCGCTCACCAACTCCAGTGTTGTGCATTTCCACAATGTTAGTAATGGTCGTCAGGTCGCCGTCTGGGAATACGTTAAAGCATATGGTGCCGTTACGCTCAACCATGTTTTGAATGAGAGCAAAACCGCTTCCGATGGTTTTTGCTGATGTGTTTTCAAGGTTTATCTCAAATAGATTATTATTGTAAATAATTCTTCCGGCATCACCATCGCCAGTTGCGTAGGGTTCCGTAAATATCGTGTATCCGCCCAAGCCATTTAGCACGCTACCGATGACCACCTTTGACTGCTCATAAGGAACAGACCCTGCTGTTCCCAACACCAAACCAACCATGCTTGCGATGTTTGTATTCGTGCTTTTCGTTCCGTTGAATACGACGGCAACGCCACCTGTCAGCGTCAGGTTGAGCAGGTATTTCGTGTCGAACCAAGTCAAAATCTGCTTGTCGTCGGTGTTGTCCACCGTGATGCCGTCAAGACAAATCATCCCGCGTGAATGGTCAAAGCCAATCAGCGTGTAAGTAGAGCCAGCATTACTTGCTAACTTCAATCCACTACGCAACCGAATCCCATCGGCCTGCTGCTTTACCCCGTTACCCGTTAGCGTGATAACTCCGGTGTTCGTCGGGTCAGGCTCGACGTTGCACCACGTATTCGCGGCGGTAAATTCAGGGCAATCCTCGTTGTAGGTGTAAGTTTTATCAGCTCCAGCGTTATCAATGTAACGAATGGTTCCGCCGCCAATATCGTTGTGACTTTTATTGCTGTTGTTCCACGCCCTCATGCCCGTAACAGCCGCAGCAAACGTCGCGTAAGGATTCGCCCTCGCCGTTGCCGGGGTCGCGGACACCGCTGGCGTTCCCGCTCCAGTGCCATCAATGTAGGCGTAGCCGCCGCCGTAGCCGCCCGTGCGGTCGCACAGAACGCGGAGTTTTGTAATCGGCAGCGAAGTCGGCCAAGCCACCCCGTCCGTCAACAGGTCCAGAACCGCGCTGGAATCCCCGAGTCAGTACCCAAGCCCCCGTCGCACTTTCGCTTTGCCGTGGCACGGCTGCCCCGGCGCCATGCCGGAGAAGTCCCCGGCGACGTTCCATACTTCTGGAATGTTGCCGATAGTTTGAAGCGCGGAGAGCGCAACGGCCGAAACTGTTTGATCGCTCGACGTTGTGGTTCCGTCGTTCACGTTGAACTTGATGCACGCAACTTGGGTTCCGGACTGAGCGTGACGATGGAAGGCAACAGCCTCGACGTTGAACGTGCTAGCTGTAGCCCTGTCCTGCTGCGGGTTAATCCAGGAGAATAGCGGCTTGATGTAAGCCAAGCTGGATGAATTGGTCTTGGTCGCGCCAGAAGTGCTTGCAGCCGCGCCCGTGTAAAACGTCGCGCCCATGCTGTAGGAAACGATGGTCGTGCCTGAATAAATCCAGTCATCCAGCGTGATGTAGATGGTAAGGTCTGTTCCATCGGTTGAGATATTCATGCTCGCGCCATTCGGATACTGGCGGCGCAACTGTGCGACACCCGTAATCGTTCGGCTCACAGTCGTCACGTTCCCGCTGGTGTCATAGCCTGGGTCAGAAACGACCATGCTGAACTGTGCGGGCAGGCAGGTTCCTACGAGACTCGTCAGCCCCTTCAATACGAGAATGGCTACCCAACCATTCCCATCAATCCCGATGCTCGATATAGGGTCAATGATGGTGCTGTCAACGATTGTGAGCGACAGTAGACCGCCAGTCGGTATAACCGCCTGTCCAGGACGCGAAGAAAATAGCGCAATCGTCACTGCGGCCTCGCCGGAGGTTGCATGGACTGATAACGGGCTGCAACGGCGTCATTTCGGCTCACCTCAATATCAGACTGAGCGCGAACCATTTCAGCCTGTGCGCCGATGCTCGCGGCTTGTGCCTTGACCTGCTCGGTCTGAGCGCGAACGGGGGCCAGTTGCGCCTCTGATTGCGCTTCCATTTGCGTCTTTTGCAGGTCAATCTGAGCCTTGATAACTCCGGGGTCGGGCGGCGGCGGAGAAGGCGGTTTATTCGCCAATTCCTTCATCTTCTCTGTCGCCTCGTCTATCGCGCCTTCTATGTTCTTGCCAACCTTGAAGGCTTGCGCGGAGAATTTCCACATCTCCATCAGCACCGGAATCAGCGGGCCAGCCATCGGGCCAGCGGTAACGATGATCTTCTCCATCTGCCCGATGAAGTTACCCTGTGCCGCGAGGAATTCCATCCGGCTTTGCTTGTTCTGCTGGTCATCCAGATAAACGAGCGAATCGGATTCGATCTCAATGCGGAAGTCGCGCATCGGGTTAGGCGTCACAGCGTCCGGATTCTGTAGCCGGTCGCCAATCAGGAGTTTTAGGGCGGCTTGCAGGACAATCTTCCGCTTCGCCTCCATCGGCATCATTTTGATGGGTGCGGGCTGCGGCTGTTGCGGTGGCATACCCGGCATTTGCTGCTGCATCTGAGGTTGCTGCGGTGCCTGACCGAGTTGCGGCATCACCGCCAGCACATCGCTATCGGTAATCGTGATCTGATTCGCGGCAGATATGTTGATGATGGTGTCGGGAGAGAATTTGTTGCAGATGATTTGCGCCTTGATCTGGATAGCCTCTGCCGCGTATTCGGCCACCTGTTCCTGATACGATTTCAGCCTGAGATTGGCGTATTGCCCCTTCAACTGCTCTGCCGTTGCGGTAGCGTTTGGGTCGCCCTGCCCCCGAACTATGTCGCTAATGCCGGTAATCTCATAGACCTGATTCTTGATCTGCTCCATTGCGAGGTATGCACCTTGCAGCGCCTCGTAAATGGGCTTCAAATCCATTATGTCTATCGCGCCCTTTAATCCCTGTTTCTCGGCAAAAGCAGCCCAGTTTTTGACCGGTATGAGATTGGTGTTTTCGCCCTCGGTGAACAGGCGACCCAGCGAAGTGATTGAAGCGTCGTAACAGCCTTTGACTTGCAGCGCCTTAACCAGCCCATCAATGCGGTCGCAAAGGGTATCCAGCTCACGCGCTTGGTCTTGGTAGAGCGTGAAGTCCGGCGTCGGCTCAAGACTCTCGTTCGTAAGCGTCCCATACAGCGGCTTAGGACACGGGAAAAACTCCTCCAGACCGAGAGGGTCGTCGCGCCTATCCATTTCAATCCCAAGCGACTTGCTAATCCAGATCGCCTGTTTCGTTTCCTTGTCCCAGACTTCATAGATCAGCCCCCTGTATAAGTCCTCGTAATTCGATGCGTTTTCCTTGCGCTTGAATTCCTCAGGGATGGCGTCGAGCGGCACTTTCTCGCCTTCCTCGCCAAAGCGTCCCACCAGCGCATCCCGCGTCATGTAGACCTTGCGCCATACCGCAGTAACTTCGTCCCACGTCCGCGCTACCGTGTGCCCGAAGTCCTTCCAATGCACGTAGTCGAGCGGCGCACACTCGTAATCTATTTCCTCGTTCGGCTCGTCAACGTCCTCAGTAACCTGCAATCCATCCTGCGGTAGCTGCTGCTCCATCGCCCTGAAATGCGGCTCGTAGCGCACCCATGACGTGCCGCGACCTGGCAGGAAACGGTCTAGCACGCTCGCCTTCAACGCGAAGCGATAATCCTTGTAATGCTGAATCTCGTAGTCCAGCGCACGCTCCAGCATGAGCGATGCAATGCGCCCGATGGGGTCTGAATCCTTGAAGCGGCGCGATACGTCAGGCTTGGGGAGTTTGGCGAACGTAGCCGCACTCAACGTCTGCACGTTCGACCAGAGAATGTTGAATTTAGCCTGTGTGGTATTGCGTGCCGTGGCAGGCTGGTTATCGGTGTAACGATGGATAATCTTTAGCGACCGCTCCTCCCACTTCGCAAAGGCGCGTTCGTATTGCGTGAAGTGGTTCAGCCACTTCTGGACTTCGCTATCGACGGTTTTCTTTTTCTTGGCCATTAACCGGCAGCGAAGAAGAACGTTACGTTGATGGTGTTGGCGAGAGTCGCGTAACAGCCATTAGGGCAGAACGCTGGGAAACAGTTAAAGCCCGTTGATGGCGTAATCGTTCCGCTAATCGCCGTGCCACCTGAGCCGCCATCACGAATCACGATGGTGCCGCTAGAGGTTGAGTTGACGTAGAAGCCGATAAGCGAGCCTGCCGAGAGCGATACTGCGCCGCTTGAACTCAGTAATACCGGAGTGCCAGCTTGTTGAATTTGTGCCATGTAGCGTCCTTTTATAGTGGTGATACTTCGCCGGTTTCGGCCTGTTCATACGCAAGAATCAGGCGCTCAATCGAAGGGAATCGGAAGCGGAGATAACGCTCCAGCGTCTCCTGTCCTTTGCCGATCATGTCGTATGCCTCGTCACGACTCATGCCGGATGCTTGCAAGACTTTGAGCGTGTTGATTAGGTTCATGCGATTGCAAACGCCATCGCAACGCGGTCAGGAGAGTCTGAGACAATTACGCCGTGGGTAGGGCAGTGAGCCTCACGCAATTCCGGAATATCCTCAAGCGCCTCGACCACGCCATTCTTACGGCAAATGGGACACGCTACCTTGACGCCAAGATTGATGTATTTGTCGTAGTTCATATCCGCGCCGTCCTGTTAAATCCTTTTTCGTGCATATCCCACATATCGTCTATCGTGACTTGGTTGTCAGGGCCGACTGCGAGAGCGCGGACGGAAGGCTTCGCGGCTTCCGGCTCCTGCTTCTGCCACGCAACAGCGAGCATTCGGAAAGCATCAGCCGGGTGCGAAGTCCAATCATGCCGTGGCCGCTCTCGGAAGGCTTTTTTGTCCTCGTCATACTCGCGCTGGTATTGCCTGAGTGCTTCGAGTCCTTCGTGGCATTTCGTTTCATCAAACCACGTCTTTCCGATGGCGACTCGTGCAGCTTGAATACCGTCCTGAATGTCGAGGTTAGGCACGATAGCAAGTGACGACAATCCAAGATGTTCAGCCAACTGTTCGATGATGGACTTCCCCCCGCTGGCGAGCGTCTTTGCTCTTGCATCGTGGGGTAGCCAGTGAGTTGCATACTTGTATTTTTTGTCAGCGATTAGTTGCGCGTAGAACGCGACGGATTGCCCGCTTGAGGCGTGGTAGTCGATGACGTGGATTTCATCTCGGATGACTTGGTAGAACCAGATTGCGGTGTCATCCCGATAGCCAATATCCCAAGCCGTATAGACCGGCACATGGGAGTCAAGGTCAACATCGCGGATGCGCCCTTCGCGCTCCGCTGCAACCATTTCACGCCCGAAATAGGCACCTGGTAGAGCTGCTGCGAAGTCGCACTCAAACTCTTGCGCGTATTGCTCCGGCGTGAGTTGGCGGCGTGCTTGTTCGAGTTCATCGGGTGCGATCAGTCCTGATTCACTGGCGCGGAGTTCGAGCCGAAACCAATCGTCAGGATGTTGCCGCGCCTGCTCACGCACCGTCCAGAATTCGTTTCGCCCTTTCGGTGTTCCGCAGAAGCACGCCCACCCTTGACGATCTGAAAGCGCGGGACGGATGACGTTGCCCCAGACGCTCGGCTTGAAGTCGCCAAACTCGTCGAGGATGGCCCCGTCGAGGTATATGCCTCGGAGAGCGTCCGCATTGTCAGCGCCAAAGAGGCTGATGCGTCGTCCTCCAACGAGTTCGACACGAAGCTCTGACTCGTTAGGTTTTGATGCGAGGAATGGCTCTGCGTAGAATTTGAGATAGTCCCATGCAACGCGCTTTGCTTGGTGAAAATAGGGCGCGATGTAGGCGAACTGCGGACGCTCGCGCTTGTTGGTGAGCGCGGAGATAATGAGATCGTTGAGCGTTGCGACGGTCTTGCCGGCGCGACGATGGATAACGAGACACGACCAGCGTTTGTTGCTTTGATGGAAGGGTATGAACGGTTTTCTGGGTTCATACTTTAGGGCTACCTGCCGCGCTGCGGGAGCCACGGAACTTCCGTTATCTGAATCGCACCATCATCCGGGCCAGTGTGTTGAATATGTGAAAGTTTCGGGACTGACCTATCGAGGAGTGATTCGCCTACTTTGATTTGCGTCATGGTGAGGTCTAGGTCTCCCATGAAATGCTTGTGAAAGCGGTCAACGATAACGCTAGATTGTATTTTCTGGCGTATGTCCTCGCTGTGTTTTCGATTAAGTCTTGCAGCCATTTTAATCCGCAAGTATTTGACGGTGCGAATCTTGCGCCGTGAAATTAGGTTACGTCAAGTCAATCAATTTTGAGCCTGTGTTTATCAGCAATTTGCTGCGCGAGGTTGTGCGCTTTCCCGGTCGGTTTTGAATTGGAATTACCTAAAGGCTGTTGACTTGGATTTTCCGCCGCAGGCGGTTCAGTTCTTTCATTTAAGTTAAGTTCAGTTCCTTTAAGTTCTTTTCCTATAGGGAGTCTGGTAGGGGTAGGTAGGGGGTATCCATACCGTATCAATTGCTCAAGTATTTTGTCGTGGAAGTCACTGTTTTTAATTGACTTTAACTCCCTTTCGATACACTTATGCACAGGGGTAGAGTTCGGACAGTTGAATTTAGGCCAATTGAGAATCATTATCTCGTTTGTGGCCTCGTCGTAATCTAGTTTTCCGTAGTCTCGGAACCTGTTTATGAGCTTTGAAACCGTGTCGGAATTGTAGCCAGTTTCAAACTCAATTGTGCGTAAGGGAAGCTCGTAAACACCGCATTGCTTCGCGTGTGGATTGGTCAGAAAGTAGAGGAAAAAATATTTCTCCTCCGGGGTTAGTCGAAGGTTGAAGGCGTCATTCCAGAAAGCCGTGTGGACGTAGCGGGTAGTTGCCATTAAACACTCCTATGTAACATCAGCCGGTAAGCCCGTAGTTTGTCGTCGCGGAGGTAACGATACAAACTAGCGCGGCAAGGGGATCAGCCCTGTCCCGGCACCCGCACAATGCGGGATACCGCCAGCATAGCAGAATTTCCACGTCTGTGCGACAACCAACAATAACTCTTTGTGCGCTGGCACACATAGCGATGGCGAAAAAAGACCCGGCAGCGGGCCGGGTCAATGTGCTACAGGGGAGGTGTGACGCTGCTATCTTACGCCATATTTAGCCTTTTGTGCCGCCCAATTCGCAGCGGCTTCCGGATAATCTTCTGCCCAATGTTCCGCTATCAGCCTGAGGCATCGGTCGCATAGCCCATCGTGGTTCTCGCGCACGGTATGGTAATTCCAGCACCGAGGGCACTTGATGCCGGTTGATGGCGTTACCGTTACTTCGATGGGAATGGCAGCAGAATCTCGCATATTTTCTCTACCAAATCGCCCATTCCGCTGTGCATGGTATTGACTGAGGTTAAGGGTATTTCGCGGCCATTGCAGCCAATGACTATCACATCATCGCGCCATGCAGGGTTATGCGGCAACCGAACCGAGATATAGCCCCTGTCTTTCAGGGTAGCCTCGATGATCTGGGCCGCTTTTTCGACGCTGGTCATTAGCCTGCTACCCCATGCGCCTTTTCCAGCAATTCGACCTTCCGCAGCGCAACCGGGATGCTCATTTCGTGCGATGCGTAGGCGGCAGCGTAGGCCGTTCCAGTCTTGCCGCATCTGCACCCATCCTCAGGGTATTCGATGCCTCCTCG